AGGTAAAGGGCAGGACAAAATTAGCAGAGTAAACTCGGTAGCTGATTTATTCCATTCTGGTATAGTATGGGCCCCTGAAAAGAGGTGGGCTCAGGAAGTTATTGAAGAATGTAATGACTTTCCAAGTGGCGCGAATGATGACTTAGTTGACGCCACTACACTAGCTATTGCTAGGTTCAGACAAGGTGGGTTTATTAGACTGCCTTCAGATGAGAAAGATGAAGTGCAGTTGTTCAGAAGTTCAAAGCAGAAACGATTATACGCAATTTAAGGATTAATTATGGCAGACGTAGATAAAAGTCTTTACGCACTACCAACAGGTGTAGAAGAAGAAGCTGTTGATGAAGAAGCAATAGAGATTGAAATAGAAGACCCAGAAAGCGTAACTATATCTGCAGGTGATACCGAAATAACCATAGACCCCGATGCCGCCATAGATGAAACCTTTAACGAAAATTTAGCTGAAGAATTAGATGATCAAATATTAGATGAAATAGCTAGTGAGTTATTAGGAGAATTTGAAGGTGATGTTAATTCTCGTAGAGACTGGTTAGATACTTATGTAGATGGCTTAGAATTATTAGGGCTTAAAATGGAGGATCGCTCTGAACCTTGGGAGGGCGCATGTAATGTCTTTCACCCACTAATGACTGAGGCGTTAGTTAAATTTCAAGCCGAAACTATGATGGAGACTTTTCCAGCCACCGGTCCCGTCAAATGCCAGATTATTGGCAAAGAAACCAAAGAAAATATAGAAGCTTCTCAGCGTGTTAAAGAAAACATGAACTATCAGCTGATGGAGCTGATGCCTGAATATCGTCCTGAACACGAAAGAATGTTATGGGGTTTAGGCCTTGCAGGTAACGCGTTTAAGAAAGTCTATTACGATAGTAATCTTGAAAGACAAGTATCTATCTTTGTACCAGCTGAGGATATTGTAGTTCCTTATGGTGCTTCTAATCTAGAGACTGCTCAGCGTGTAACCCATGTAATGCGCAAGACTAAAAATGAAATGCGTAAATTACAAGTTTCAGGGTTTTATAGAGATATAGATATTGGTGAACCCACTTATGACTTAGAAGAAGTAGAAAAGAAAATAGCTGAAAAGATGGGCTTCGATGCCACCACAGACGATAGATATAAAATAATAGAAATGCATGTGGACTTGGATATAGAAGGCTATGAAGATAAAGATGAAAAGGGTAAAGAAACAGGAATAGCTATTCCTTATGTAGTAACTATAGAAAAAGGTTCAGGTGCTATTTTATCTATAAGACGTAATTGGGATCCTGTTGATCCTGGCAAATTAAAACGTCAGCATTTTGTGCACTATGGGTATATACCTGGTTTTGGGTTTTATTGCTTTGGTCTTATCCATTTGATTGGGGCGTTCGCTAAATCAGGTACTATGATACTTAGACAGTTAGTAGATGCTGGTACTTTATCCAATCTTCCTGGCGGGTTTAAATCCAGAGGGCTTAGAATTAGAGGAGATGACACTCCTATAGCTCCAGCTGAATGGCGCGATATAGATGTCCCTGCAGGTACACTTAGAGATAATATTTTACCTTTACCTTATAAAGAACCTAGCCAAGTACTAAATAATTTAATGAATCAAATTATTGATGAAGGACGTAGGTTTGCTAGTGCCGCTGATATGAAAGTTTCAGATATGTCTTCTCAAGCTCCTGTGGGCACTACACTAGCTATTTTAGAACGAACCCTTAAAGTTATGTCGGCTGTTCAAGCGCGTATTCATTATGCTATGAAAGCCGAGTTTAAATTATTAAAAGTTATTATTAGAGATAACACCCCTCCAGAATATTCTTATGAACCTGTAGATGGTGGTAAAGCAGTTAAACAAGAAGATTATAATTCAGTAGAGATAATACCTGTCTCTAACCCCAATGCAGCTACTATGTCTCAAAAAGTAGTTCAATATCAAGCTGTGATGCAGATGGCTCAAGCCAACCCTGCTATTTATGATATGGTGGAACTAAACAGAGAAATGCTAGAAGTATTAGGTATTAAGAACATAGATAAGCTTGTTCCAGAAAAAGACGATATTGACCTCCTAGATCCTGTAGCAGAAAATATGAATATGCTAAACAGCAAGCCAGTTAAAGCATTTGCAGAACAAGATCATGAAGCCCACATAAAAGTGCATATGGCTTTTGCTCAAGACCCTAAACTTCAACAGTTAGTTGGTCAAAGCCCCAACGCTGCTACCTTCCAGGGAGCTATGGAAGCTCATGTAGCAGAACATGTAGGATTTGAGTATCGTAAACAAATGGAAGAGCAATTAGGAGTTCCACTTCCAAAACTAGGTGAACCTTTACCAGTAGATGTGGAAGCAGATGTGTCTAGATTATCAGCAGCTGCCGGGGAGCAATTACTCCAGAAAAACACTGCTGAAGTACAACAACAACAAGCTCAACAACAAGCTCAAGATCCACTTATTCAAATGCAGCAAGCTGAATTACAAATTAAACAGCAAGAAGCGCAAACTAAAGCGCAAAAGGTAATGGCTGATATTGAAATTGATAAAGAGCGATTATCTATTGAATTACAAAAAGGACAGCTAGATCGTTTGGAAATGGAGTCTCGTGAACGTATAGAAGGAGCCAAATTAGGGGCTCAGGCTATAGAAAAAGATAAAGATTTACAGGCTAAGCAGTTAATAGAAGGCGCTAGATTAGGTGTAAAAGTAGTGCAAGAAGATAAAGCTAGAGAAGATAAAACTCATGATGTTAAATTAAAAGAAAGAACTAAGAGGAAAGATACTAAAACACAAACCGAAGGGTGATAATTATGCAAGAAGAAACGTTAAAACTTCTGTCTGATAAAATAGAAGAGAGACGCAAAGAGATGTTAGAAAGTTTAGGAGATGGTACAGCAGATAATTTTGGAGCTTACCAACACGCCTGTGGTGTAATAAGAGGCTATCTCATAGTACAGTCCTTGATTGCTGAAGGACTTAGATCATTGAAAGAGGAGGACGAATATGAGTGAAATCATAGCTCCTCAACATATTATAGATGAACAAAAAGAGTTGGCTAAAAGAGACGCTCCATCTAAACCTAAGAAAACAAAGAAAAATAATAAAGCAAAAGAAGCTGCACGAATAGCTACACAGCTACCACAAGTTAAAGGTTTTAGAATCCTTTGTGCTGTTCCTGAAGTAGACGCTGCTTATGAAAGCGGTATTATAAAAGCGCAAAAGACTAAAAGTATTGAAGAACATTCTACAGTTGTACTTTTTGTAATGCAGTTGGGGGATATGGCTTATACAGATAAAAGTCGTTTTCCAACTGGAGCATGGTGTAAAGAAGGTGATTTTGTTATAACTAGAGCATATTCGGGCACTCGTATCAAAATTCATGGTCGAGAGTTCCGCATTATTAACGATGATACTGTCGAGGCTGTTGTAGAAGATCCTCGTGGGTATGAACGCGCATAGGAGAAATAATATGAGTGATGAAATTATTAACGAAATCCCTGCTGAATTAGAAGGGGAAGAAGTAGAAGTAAAAATGGAAGAGATGGAAAATGTAGAAGCTGCTCCTCCTGATAATATAGAAAGAGTAGAACAGGATCCTAAACCTCAGCAAGAAGCCTTATTAATTGAAGAAGAAGATGATACACCAGTAGCAGATAGGAATAGAGATCCGCTCCCTCAAAATGTAGTAGAAGAAATAGAAAATGATACTTTAGAGGGGTATTCAGAACGTGTTAAACAACGTATGGCACAACTTAAGAAAGTTTGGCACGATGAAAGAAGAGCTAAAGAAGCCGCCGAAAGAGAAAAAGAGGAAGCTATAAAATTTGCTAGAAATATTAGTGGGGAAAACACTAACCTCAAAAAGACTCTAAGTAGTGGGGAAGTTGAGTATATTAGAGCTATACAAGATTCTACTGAAAAGGAAGTAGAAGTAGCTAAACGTAATTATACTGATGCTTATGAGACAGGAGAAACTGATCTTATTGTAGAAGCGCAAGCTCAAATGAATGAAGCTCAATATAAATTAAACAAAGCTAAAAGTTTAAAACCTAGATATTCTAATGAAAGAGCTTTACAAGATAATGAAAAAAGTGTACAAAATGAATCATTACAACCTAGAGTACCCGTACCTGATGCTAGAGCCCAAGATTGGCAAGCAAAAAATAACTGGTTCGGTAAAGATGAAGAGATGACTAGCTTAGCTTTAGGATTGCACGAAAAGTTAGTCAGGTCAGGAATTGACCCTTCTTCGGATGTTTACTACCGTCGTATAGATGAAACGATGCAAAAACGGTTCCCAGAAAATTTTGGGGACGGCACGTTGGAGCAGGATAAACCTAGCCAACGCAAACCTTCAACTGTAGTTGCTCCAGCAACGCGGAGTACCGCGCCAAAGAAAATACGTTTGTCGAAAACGCAAGTGTCTTTAGCTAAAAAGCTAAAACTAACGCCGGAACAATATGCACGAGAAATGATGAAATTGGAGAATGCAAATGGATAAAGTTACAAAAAAAGAAGCAAAAAATGTTGAACCAAAACGTACTAAACCTACGGAGAAAGTTAACAGAACTGATCGCGAAGTTGAATCTCGCGAAGAAGTATTGAAAACTAAAGAGTGGAAACCTTCGTCTTTGCTGCCAGAGTTTAAAAAGCAACAAGGATGGGCGTATAGGTGGATTAGAGTTTCACTTCTTAATGTAGCTGATAACATAAATGTATCCTCTAAAATGCGTGAGGGCTGGGAGCCGGTTAAACATTCCGATCACCCAGAAATCAAGTTGGTAACAGATCCTAACTCATCTTTTAAAGATGCAGTTGAAATTGGTGGTCTGTTGCTATGTAAAGCCCCACAAGAGATGGTTGATCAGAGAAATGCTTACTATAAGCAAAGAACTGATGATCAGACTGATGCTATTGAAAACCATTACATGAATCAAAACGATCCACGTATGCCTAAGTTTTCAGACGGACGTCAAACTACCTCTTTTGGAAAGGGCAATAAATAAATTAAGGAGACACAATAATGGCTACTACAGCAACCCCTTATGGGTTCAAGCCTCTTAATCATATCGGCGGCACTCCCTATGCGGGAGCCGTTCGACACATTAAAATTGCGTCTGGATTTGGAACAAACATCTTTAACGGCTCTGTAGTTGGTTTAGCAGCGTCTACTGGAACTATTAACGTTGTCACCACTACGGGTGCGGCAAGTGGACAAGTGTTCCCAAAAGGTGTAGTTGGTGTTTTTGTAGGTTGTACTTATACTGACCCTACCAGTAAGAACAAAACATTCTCGAACCACTGGCCTACAGGCACAGTTGCTTCGGATGCGATGGCTTACGTGGTAGATGATCCGCAGGTACTTTTTCAAGTACAAGCAGATGGTGCAGTAACTCAAGCTGAGTTAGGTGAGAACTGCCATTTAGCAGCGGCGCAAAGTACATCTACTGGTGATACTACATCAGGTGTTTCAAATTCAGCTATCGACATGTCAGAAATAGAAACGACTGCAGCTTTTGCATTCCGTATTGTTGATTTCGTCGAAAGCCCAGACTCAACTGTGGGTGATGCATTTACTGACTTAATTGTTAAGTTTAATGCAGGTATTCACTCATATGAAAACGCAACCGGTATTTAAGGAGATATAAGACATGGCAATTTCAAGAGCGCAATTAATGAAAGAATTGCTCCCTGGCCTAAATGCCTTATTCGGACTTGAATATGCGCGTTATGGTCAAGAGCACAAAGAGATCTTTGAAACAGAGTCATCTGATAGATCTTTTGAAGAAGAAACAAAACTGTCTGGTTTCGGATCAGCACCTACCAAAACGGAAGGTTCTGCTATTGCGTATGACAACGCACAAGAAGCTTGGACAGCTCGTTACAATCACGTAACAATCGCTTTGGGTTTCAGTTTAACTGAAGAAGCGGTAGAGGATAATCTATACGATAGTCTTTCTGCTCGCTACACCAAGGCTCTAGCTAGATCAATGGCTAATACTAAACAAGTAAGAGCAGCTAATGTTCTTAATAACGGTTTCAGCGGCAGTTTTCTTGGCGGCGATGATCGTTCTTTGTTTGGTACTAATTCAGCATCAGCTGTAACTAACCACCCTCTAGTTAGTGGTGGTACGAATAGTAATACTCAGGCAACTCCCTCTGATTTGAATGAAACCGCATTGGAAAATGCAGTAATTCAGATTTCAAATTGGACAGATGAAAGAGGATTATTAATCGCTGCCAAACCACGCAGACTGGTAATTCCATCAGATTTACAATTCGTTGCAACTCGTTTATTAGATACTGCCCAACGTCCGGGTACAGCTGATAACGATATCAACGCATTGAAAAATAATGGTGCAATTCCAGAAGGTTACTCAGTTAATCATTTCTTAACTGACACCGATGCGTACTTCCTAACTACTGATGTACCTAATGGTATGAAACACTTCGAGCGTACAGCGTTGACGACATCTATGGATGGCGATTTCGACACTGGTAATGTACGTTACAAAGCTCGCGAGCGTTATTCCTTTGGGTGGTCAGATCCACTAGGAATGTTTGGATCACCAGGTGCTTAATTTTCCATTCACCTTTTATTAAGTGACTGGATCCTAAACATAGCCCCGCTTCGGCGGGGTTTTTTTTGCGTTGTGTAAAAGTCTTAAATTGTGTAGGATTAAGCAAACCGGGAGAACCGGCTTACTAAACTGCCCCGGCAGACGCATACAAGATTAGTAAGCTTTTAACTCTGTATGGAGAAATAGAATTATGGCTAAAACAACTTTTTCAGGTCCTGTTCAGTCGTTAGCAGGATTTATTAGCGCTGGTAACAGTAGTGTAGTTAGTTTAACAGCTGATACAACTTTAACTGTTGCTGATCACGCAGGTAAAATAATATTAACCAATGACGCAGACGGTAAATTTACTTTACCTTCTATAGTAGCAACTGCCCCAGGTAATCCGGGTGATCCTAATCAAACTAATAATTTAGGAGCTCAATTTACTTTTATAGTACAAACACTAGCTTCGGATATGGATATTTTAACAGATGGTACAGATAAATTTGTTGGGTACGCAAGAAGTTTAGTGGATACTGCTACTAGTGGTAAAGATTGGTTTCCTGCGGCATCTAACGATGTTATGACTATGGATGGTACTACTAAAGGTGGTATTGTTGGGACTTTAGTTAGAATTACTGCTATTGCAAGTGCTGAATATCATGTGGAGGCGTATTTAAAAGCTTCTGGTACTCTAGCTACTCCGTTTGCTGACACGTAAAATAGGAGGCTGTTATGAGCACAAGTGATGTTTGGGCGATTACGCCATCAACAAGCGCTACATTATATAGAGCAGCAACTACTATAACAGGTGGTGGAGGAGAACTTGAACTTTTAACCAATGATGCTGGTGTAAATGGCATAGGGTATAAAGTTAGATTTACTTCTGCTGCCGATGATAGCGGTGATACTTTTACTATTGTGGGGCAGAAAGTAGGTGATTTAACAGGTACTGCTACGACTGAAGTAGTTACTGGAGCTGACAGCAGTACTGCAGATTCAACTAACTTTTATTCATATATTCAGTCAATTACAGCTTCAGGTGATTCAACTGGTACTGTTAGTATAGGAACTACAGGTTCCTTAGCTTTACCACGTA